AGCACCTTCTTTTGAATCTGGACGGTATCCCCAACTCGTGTTAACTGCTGCTGCTGAGCCACCAGTGTGGAAAATTGCATCCTTCAAGAATACCGACCACATTAATGGGTGGAGGATAAAGTCTGTTGGGATATGATTTTCTGCCATAAGAACTGCTGCCATGTCGATAACATCATCCCAGGTAACGGTTTTGTTAAACGCACCGTCAATCCCACGACCTGTTGTATCGTCATATGAGCTGCTCTCATTGTCGAACACAATGCTTGCTGCATCTTTGAAACGACTGAGGGCAATTTGTTCCTTCAAACGGGCCATTGCACGACCTGCTGCGCGAACATGAAGACCTACAATGTCCCAAAGGGAGTCAGCAATGACTTCCTCTGTAAAGGAGAGCTTAACGCCCTTCTTTGAGACTTTGCCTTCAATCTGCTTAGCAAATGCGAGTGCCTGTTCTGGGTACTCTTGTCCTTCAGGAATTTCTGCTGCCTGAATTGCATTAACTGCTGGAAACTCCAAGGAGCGTCCTTTCCCTAGGCGCACTGTCGAAAGCAACGGAGTAACAAGTAACTGTGGCTCTGCCGCTTCCTTTAGGGTACGAGAGATAACTTTAGGAAAGAGTGCTGCTGCGTCTGGGGACGAAAAAGCCTCTTTGATAGTAACTCTGTTATTTTCATCTACGTGTCCATCCTCGGTTAGTGCAGTCTCCCATGCTGGGAGACCCGAGAGGAGCTCTTGGATTGTCTTGCTCATCTTAGGAATATTCCTCCTGTGTTATATTTTTAATTAAAGTGTTAAATTGACGCGGAATGCACCAATAACATTGTTTACATCCAGATTAGAACGGATACCCAGTTTACCTGAATATGATCCTGAGCGGGTGAGCTCATAAACCGTCTTCAGTGCACCTGGATCTGATGGCAACTGCATGTATGAAAGCAGACCGTCATCAAAGTTGGTAGCAAATTTCTCTACCTCAATAACCTTACCAACCTGGAGGTAAGGATTTGTACCACACAACGTCGTTGTTAACGACACTGGGCGACCCATATGGTCGGCCTTAATTAAAGAGCCTACCGTTACATCATCATTCACCAATGAAACCATTGGATACTCTACATAACCACGTGCGATAAAGCCTGCACCCTGTGAGGTGCCCTTATCGAATGGACGGTAGAGATCATACTGTGCTACACCAACTGGAACTGAATAAGCAGCTACAGCTACAGTGTCGGTTGCACCCGAACTATATGCTGGTGTTGCGCCATTCAATGGATCCCAAGCTGCTGGCATTGAATCGCCCCAAGTAACGCTCGAAACAGTACCGTTTGCAGGTACGATTCTTGCATCACCATTTGCGTCAGCTACTACTGAAAGAATGGTGCCCTTACAGATGACGATCTCAAAACGATCATCTTCACTGTCCTGGTACCAAGTTGGAAGGCCCTGTGATGGGAGCAAATAAGCTGCTGGGGCGATACCCTCAGAAACTACAAAGCGACCAGAACCGGTTTTGGTGCCTACTTTACGAAATTTTGCTAATGACATTTTATTTCTCCTTGAAATATTTGTTGATTAAAGTTTACGACGACCCATGAGAGCATCTACAAAAAGCTGCTCTGAAGTATCGGTAGCCTGTTTTTTTGACTCTTCTTGTTCTGCGTCGATTGTGATGACATTGTCTTCACTCTCAACAGCTTCAATTTCTGAGCTGATTTCTGGCATTGTGCCCTTAGCCTTTTTGGCTACTGGCATTCCTGCTAGATCTCTAAGAGAATCGGCCAATGATGATGCAGTGCGCTTTACGTGCTCTGCAATTGACTCTTCTCTTAATTCAGGTCCCTCAATTCCAGCTGCAATTTTTGTGTCCACAACTCTCTCTGCGAGAGTTCTGTGCAATGCGCTCTTGAGTTTTTGATTTTCTTCTTCAAGCATCTGAAGTTTTTTACTTGCGTCATCGGCATCTTGCTCAGAATCTTTTTCTGTACTAGTGAGCTCTGCCTTTGGCTCTTCAATTGCTTTATTTTCTTCAGCAACTTCAGTATCTACAGATTCAACAGCTAATTCAGCCTGTTCTTCTACGGGTTCTGAAGTTTCATTAGAAATCTTTTCTTCTTTTAATTCTTCTTGTGCAGCTATTTTTGCTGTTAAAACATCAATCAAATCTTGAGCTTTAATTTCAGTAGCCAAAGCAAGTGCTTGTTTAAGTACGGAAACTATATCCTGATTTTCCGCTACCAATTCCGAGTCATCATCTTTTTGTTCTGTGGCCTGAACCTCTGCTGGTTCTTCAGCAGGCTCCTGCGTTTCCTCAGCTAAAACTGCGGTAATTGTTGAGAGATCTTGGCTAAGGCTTTCTACAGCAGCCAAAACATCCTCATTCTGAACGCTTTCTTCCATTTTTGAATTCTCCTCATGATCTTCATCATTATCATTCTCACTAGATAGTAATGAGTTGCTGTTGTATTTGTAATTTTCACTTTCATGAACAGCAATAGCTGTAAGAAAAGAGCCCTTTAGGTGTAGATAGAGTGGTTTAGATTCTTTGGATTTTAAGCCTGATAGAATCGATTTGTGTTCTTCTACTGAATATATGTCCTCTTCATCCATGTTAAGCACGAATGCAGAACTTCTTGCTACCCAGTCATCTGAAGAGTTTTCTACTTTAACATCTCCAGAAGAAGACTTTCTTACGCCGGACTTAGAATCTGCTGGCTGGTTAACGAAAGAGTATTCCTTGAAGGAAATGTCTTGCATATCAATAAATGCCAACTTGCCTTTGTAAACTTGACCCCTCTTAAACTTCTGAGCCTTTGGTCTGCCATCGGCACTCTCTGATGCTAGATCGTCTCCAGATATTGAGCACACTGCTTTTCCGGCTCTTCCGCCAACTGAACCTGTCAAATATCTTTTGTCAATAACTTTTTGCATTGCGACTGGATCAGTGATTGCAATTTGTAAACGAACAAAATCCGAACCATCTTCTTCTTTATCCATCTTTGCTGCCATAACACGGCCAATTGGCTCTGAATTAAGATCGTGGTTTAAAATGATTGGCTTAGGATAAGGCTCAACCCATGACTGGAGAGCCTTTTCTAATTCTATTGCAGAATAGTTATTGTAGTTGCCAGTCAATCCGTTCATGAATAGCTGCAACCTCAATAATTAAACCTTTGTTTGGATTTTGAGACTCTGAAAAATTCAAGTCTACATCAGTGAAATCTGGTAGCTGAATTGTAAAGGTTTCCACAAAGTTAAAAGCCATTTAATTCTCCATTTTTTAAAATCTGTATATATAGTAAATTTGTTTTTATAACATTAAACAATTTTATATAAAGATATCATATTTTTGCCATGTTTTCAAATGCAACAGAAATTCTTGGATCTCCACCCTTAGTAAAGGCTTCAAGCATCTCTGGGTGCATTATGTGGGGAGCATATATGTATGATGCCGAATAAAGCTCTGTTATGCCCTTTTTACGGGCTTCAGAACACCATCCGAGATCTTCTCCCTGTGCATGAAAAACATAATCAACCTTATTATAAGCATCTTTTGACATCATTTTTGCAGCCATAATAATATCTGATTTGAAATAAGTTCCAAGCGGATATTTTCTAGACCTATTAGCTCTATTGCCTGATTCGTCCAACCACGTCATAACACTTGGAAAATCTATTCCAACTGGGGTCATAAACATCAGTGGACTAACTGCATCTGCCCCATCTTTAATGTGACTTATTAATAATTCTATAGTTGATGCATTATGAATTATAATATCTGAATCTAAGCTAAAGAAATAATCTGGTTGATACTTTCTTACTTCACCCAAGAGAGTGTTTCTTAAGCTAACCATATTCATGTACTTTGACATTGTCCACTGTCTAGACTTTGAGTCATGCTCGTGATGTGCAATATCATCTTTAACTACAATATCAATAAATCCAATTGAATTTTTTGAAACTTCTTTCCATCTATTAATCATAGAAATAGTTCCTTGATCAGAAG